CGTCCTACCTCGACGCACACAACCGCATCATGGCGGCGAGCTACTCGACGGTCACCGACCGCAAGTTCACCTCGGATATCTGGAATCAGGGCGCCGGGACGGTCACCTACGACCTGAGCGCAGACACGACCGGCGCAGTGTTCCGCGCTGCAGTGTTCGAGGCGTCGATGGAGTGCGAGGACGCTACCGGCATGCCGGCGTCCATCGTGTACGCCTCGACGGCCCTCATGATCGAGATTGGCGGGTGGGAGTCGTTCTACCCGGCGCCCTACTCGGTCCAGAACGTGTCCGGTGTCGCGACGGCCAGCACCCTTCAGGTGAACGTGTCCGGCCTTCGGGTCGTTCGCGCCAAGTGGCTCGACGGCGCAGCGGCACGGCACGCCATCGTCACCAACGGTGAGGCTGCACGGTGGATCGAGGACGGACCCCGCCTCGCAAATGCCGAGAACGTCGGCCAGCTCGGTCGTGACATTGCCATTTACGGCTATGGCGTCACGGCGGCCTACCTCCCCAACGGCATCGTTCGCCTGGTCGAGCCGTAAGCCATGGCGCTGCTCACCGGAACGCAACTGGCTACCGCATTGGACCTCACCTATGCGGCGGACCCGTTCGACCAGGTGGCAGCGGCAGCCGTCGCGGTGGTGTCCTCCGTCATCACCGCGACGGCATTGGCAGCCGAGCCCGCAGCCCTCAAGGAAGCGACGCTCGGTATCGGTATCGACATATTCCAGGCACGCTATGCAGCCGGCGGCGAGTCCGTCGGCCTCGACATGCAGGCCAGCCCGTACCGGCTCAACAGCATCCTGCTCAAGAGCCGAGCGGCACTCATCGCGCCTTATATTCGAGTCGAGAGCATGGTCGGATGACGGCGCTCACGACCGAGGCGCGCCTGTCAATCACTACGGCGCTCACCGGCCTCGGATACAAGGTCTACACGAGCACGCCGCCGGTACCGATCCCGCCGAGCATCGTGATCATGGCTGACTCGCCATGGGTCATCCCTGAGCGGCTGGGGCGCCTGTCCTACCGCACGCAATGGCGCCTCATGGTTGTCGTCAATCCTCGGAAGAACAGCGCAGCGCAGCTCGACGCCGAGGACGCCATAGACACCATTCTCGGGGCGCTGCCGGTCTACGCCGTCGTGTCGAGCATCGGTCCGCCGACGCTCATGGACGTCGGTCCTCAAGGTTCCATCATTACCGTCGAAATATCACTCACCGCCTCTATGAAGGGTTAGGCCATGCCAGCAACCTCGATCGCCGGCGCCACGTTCACCGTGACTGTCGGCGCCACCGACTACAGCGCCCAGGTGACGTCCGGCACCGTGACGTCGACCTCGACGATCACCCGCACGCGCACGCTCGACGGCAACGCATTCAGCCAGACCGACCTGATCAGCGCCGTCTCCTTGTCGTTCCTGTACGACGACACGGCGGGCGTGTTCTCCGCACTGCAGGCCGTCATCGACTCAGGCGCCAGCATCGCCGTCGTGATCGACGGCGGGACCGGCGAGTGGACTGGCGCTGCCATGTACTGCGAGTCCGCCGAAACCACGTTCGACGCTACCGGGGTCGCGATGTGCACCGCGCAGCTGACCGGCGTCCTGGTGTTCGCGTAGATGTGGGATGTCCTAGACGTGTACCTCGACGGGGCCACTGACCCCGTCGAGGTAACCGTCCTGACGATCCACGTCGTCGACTACCGCGACATGTGCGACAAGGCGAAGGTCACCGCCTACCCGGCGGGCCTTGACCTGCTGTCGGCGTATTGCACACTCGTCGACCCTGAGCCGTTTGACCTGAAGCCGGTCAAAAAGTGGGCACGCGAACAGAAGGTCATCATCGACAGGCGCGAGCATGTGGGCCCTACGAAGACGGCGACCCCCGCCGTCTAGTTGTCCAGGTCGCGCTACGGATCAATCGGCCTATATTCGAAGTAATCGAATACGAGCCCAGAATGCTCGCAACGATCGTTGAGGAGTTGAACGGTGGCTAAGCAAGCCGACCTCCGCATTGAGGGCCTCGGTGCCGTTCTTAAGGACTTGCGGAAACTTCCGAAAGAGGCGAGCGCCGAGCTGCGGCACGCATCGGTCGACATCGCGACTAGGCACATGCTGCCGAGTTGGAAGAATGCGGCACTTACTGCAGGCGAGTGGGGACCGAAGTTGGCGGCCTCTATCCGGGTGCGTTCCGATCGGCTGCCGGCGCTGCTCATCGGCAAGGATCGGCGTTCATACTCGGGAGGCGCCAGCACCAATATGGTCCGCTATCCCGCATTCCTTGGGGCGCGCAACAAGTGGCCGCCATTCGGTGACGGGACAGGGTGGATGAATAACCGGGTGCCGTACGCACGGCAGGCCTTCCGCGAGTGGGAGCAGGCCGCCGAGGTCGTTACTGCGAAATGGAACAGGAACACGCTATGAGCCGCACCCTGTACCTCGCGCTGGCAATGGACCTGAAGGGGTTCACCCCGAAACTTAGGGACGCTCAAGAGGACCTAGGCCGGTTTGGCAACGCTACCCGAAACCTTACGAACACCCTGTCGGGCATGCTCGGCCCTGCCCTGATCGGCGCCGGCGCCGCAGCCGGTTACGCCGCCGTCCAGTTCGGGGTAGACGGCGTCAAGGCATTTGTCGACGACGAGGCCGCAGCAGCGAAACTGGCGACCACTCTGCAGAACCTCGGACTCGCCCAAGACACTGCGCCAGTCGAGGCCATGATCGACGCCATGCAACGCCAGACCGGCGTCGCCGACGACGCCCTGCGACCTGCATTCGACCGCCTCGTGCGTTCGGTAGGGGACACTGACAAGGCCACACAACTGCTGTCCCTCAGTTTGGACATCAGCAAAGGGGCCGGCAAGTCGCTTGACCAAGTAGTCCAGGCATTAGGCAAGGCCTATGACGGCAACACCGCCGGACTGTCCAAGCTCGGCGCCGGCATCGACAAGGCCGTGCTCGCGACCGGCAACATGGACACCATCACCAAGGACCTAGCGCGCACGTTCGGCGGACAGGCACAAACCGCCAGCCAGACGTACCAGGGCCAACTCGATCGCCTCGCGGTGGGTTTTTCGGAACTCCAGGAGAGTTTCGGCGCCGGATTCCTTAACGCTCTCGGGAAGACTGAAAGCAAGACCGGCGACCTGATGCAGGCGATGGAAGACCTGCAGCCAGCCCTCGAGGACATCGGGTCGGCAGCAGGCGACGTAGTCGTCGAGCTGGCCGGACTGGTGACGGCATCGGATAAGGCAGCGAAAGCGGGAAAGAACTTCCTCGAGGCGCCGAACTGGGACGACCTCGGCAACCTCATTACTGAGGCCGCGAAGGCTAATCAGTTCTTCAACAGCACGTTGGTGCAAGGAATCCCCGTTATCGGCCCAGCCGTCGACCTGCTGCTGAACCTTAGCGGCGCCTACGATCAATTGGCCGGCTCATCAGAGGACGCCTACTCGGGGGTAAGCCGTACCGCGATGGCACTCGGCAAGGGCGCCCCCGAGGTCGACAAGAACACGGCAGCGACCTCGAGGTGGAACGCGATCGCAGCCGCTAACGGCGCAGTCGTCAAGACGAACGGCGGGAACCTCGAGGAGTACTTCGCGGCCCTCGACAAGACCACGACCTCGACGGGATCGACCTCGAAGGAAACAAACCTTCTAACAACCGCATTCGATTTGCAGCGCGACGTCGTCGAGAAACTCAAAGGCACCCTCGACACACAGGTCGCCGACCTTGACCGGAACACGCAAGCCGCAAAGGACTATGCCAGCGCGCTCGCGACGCAGCTCCTCGGCGGCATCGACCTCGGCGCCGCGCAGGAGACCGGCGCAGAGCTCGGCATCTCATCGCTCGACGCCTTCGACCGCCAGATCGAGCAGCACGAATGGTTTGGCAACGTACTCACGGCGATAAGGGCGAACGGTGCAGACAAGCGTCTCATCGACCAGATAGCGGCCCTAGGCCCCGAGGCCGGCGGCAAACTCGGGCAGGAAATGCTCGACAAGGGCCTTGTCGAGGCGTTCAACAGCCGGCTCGAATCGGTCACGGCACTCGCCAACACGACCGCTACGGCGATGGCTGGAGAGTTCCTCCCGGCTGGCACCGCAGCGGCTACGGGGTTCGTCGACGGCACCCTCACCCAGCTCGACACCGAGAAAGCAAGACTTAAAGCAATCGGCAAGCTCATGGGCAACACGATCGGCGCCAAGGCAAAGGCCGAAATCCTGCAAGCCGTCGCAGAGGCCGTCGCCGCTGCCGAGGCCAGCAAGACGGCAGCAGCCGCCGAACGCGCCGCGCAGACAGCCGCCCGTGAGGTCGTCGTGTCCGAGCAGCAGATAGCGCAAGCCGTCCAGCGCATCATCACCAACAGCAACGCTCGCGCCGGCTATTCAATGGGCATACCTGTGCCTAGTCCGGTGCTGGGATGAGCCCGACAGTCCTGGTCAACGGGACAGCCCTCGACCTCGAGAACATCGAGTACCGCGTCACGGTCTCGCACGGGCGAAACGACATCACGGCAGCGCCGGCACCCTCGGACGCCAGCATGACACTCCTCGGCTTCCTGTCGATCCCCGTAAAAATCAGCGACATCGTCGAGGTCGTGGCGTACGGCGTGACCCGGTTCACTGGCCGGGTAACGGACACCATCCTCACCCATGATTTCAACCCCAACGGCCCGACCCTCGGAATCGGCGCGACGGCCTACATAGCGCGCCTGGACGTCACGATGGTCGGGAACCTTAGCCTCTTGGGCCTCAAGTTCGTCGGCGCCGCAGGCTACGCGCGCGAACTGCTCAACGACCGCGTCGAGAACATCCTGACTGACGCCGGCGTGACCTTCGCCAACAACAGCGACCCGCTCATGACACAGGAAGCACTCGACGCCCTCGACGGCGGATACTCGGCGCTGGACCTGCTGACGGCCCTCGGCACCGAGACCGGCGGCACACTGTGCGACCTACCTGACGGCGCCGTGCTGTGGGAGTCGTACAGCCGCCGAGGATATGGATACAACCCGGCCCACTGGTACGACCTCGACCCGGCAGACACTTGGGCTGATATCCCCTACATCTGGGCCGACGTGTATGACCGGGTCGACACCGCCCCGCTGACCGTCGAGCTGCCCCACACTGCAGTCGCATGGTCGCCAGTGTGGCGGAACACGTCGCAGACCATCCTCAACGACGTCACCGTTATCTACGGAACCTCGGGGAATCAGAATGAGACGGACTCCGACCCGGCGTCGATCGTCACGCACGGGCGTCGAGCGTTCACGCTCACCACGAAGCTGCACTACGCAGCCGACGCGCAGTCCAGGGCATCCGACATCATCCGCACCCAGTCCGAGCCGCGCTACGCCGTGCAGGCCGTCGAGGTCCTTGTCGAAACACTCACCGACCCCCTGCGCGCCAGCCTGCTCGACGTCATCTCAGGCAGCAAGGTCGACATCGATCTCATGCCGCAGCCGGCACCCATCGCCGATTACATAGGCATCTGCGAGGGATGGTCCGAGACGTACACACCCGGCGCTCACCGTTTGGTGCTGAGCCTCTCGGACCCCCGATTCAGTTACCAGGTGGTCAAGTGGAATGAGGTCGACCCGGCACTCATATGGTCCGCCGTAAATCCGACCGTCCAGTGGTACAACGTCGTTATCCCTGATGATCTAGTCGCGTAGTGAGAGGATAGGAAACATGCCAGCCCCATTCGTCCTAAGTTCCGACCTGGTGTCGGCCTACCCGGCAAAGTCGGTGACGTTGGCCGACTACATCGACACCTCATTGGCGAGCAAGACCGATCTTGCGATGACGCAGAATGCCCAGACCGGCACTAGTTATTCCTACGCCCTCGCGGACGCCTCCAAGTTGCTCACGATGTCGAACGCGGCATCCAATACCGTGACCGTCACGAAGCAGGCCACCGTTACTTGGGTGACGGGCACACAACTACGGATCATGAATCTCGGGGCTGGGGTGACGACCCTCGTCGCCGATACCGGGGTCACGATCAACGGCAACGTGAGCCTTAAGCAGTATCAAGGCGGAACGTTAATTAGGACAGCGTCCGACGTGTGGCTGTTCGTCCCGACCGCGTCATCGTCTGGCATGGATCTCATTACCCCGACATCGGTCGCAGGGACCGGGGTCACCCTGTCCGGTGGGCAGGTTTCTTTCAGCGCGGCCACAGAAGTTGACGTGAACGGATGCTTCACCAGTGCCTACGAAAACTATGCACTCGTCATCACGGCAACTGCCAGCGCCACGGTTTTCAACAGTTTCCGCATGAGGCTTGCCGGATCGAATGCAGTGGGAGCCACGGACTACACCTATGGCCTTTTCTTCGTCAACGGGACTCCTAACTCCGGTGCGTTGACGAACTCGACGGGAGCGTCAGCCGGAAGCATCGGTTACATAGGGACCGAACGATCAGTGCATAACCTGACCATCGCTCAGCCAGCGTTGGCGGCTTACACAGCCATCACTGGCCTAGGGCTTTACACGCTGAACGCTTCAACCACGCAAACCATCGGGACCACCCACCGACTCAATACGGCGTATGACGGCTTCGCGATCATTCCCGCATCGGGCAACATCACCGGCACTCTCCGCGTTTACGGACTGAGGAACTCATGACGAAGACATCCGAGTATGTAGAAACCTTCCCCGACGGTGCCGTCATCGAGCGCCCGTGGACGCCCGAGGAACTGGCACAACAGGCGAAGGACCGCGACGACTACGCAGCAGCGCAGGCCGCGCAGGCCGCAGCTGATGCAGCAGCAGCCAAGAACGCAGCCGACGCAATCGCACACGCCAAGAGCCTCGGATTCACGGACGCGATGATTTCGGCCATGTACCCGGGGCTTGCGGCGCCATGAGTTGGAAACTAGCCGCAGCTGCGCAGACGCTTCGCAAGCAGGTCGACACCCGGTATCCAAAGCGCGACCGCTCGAGCGATGGCACGATCGGCGACCAGGCACACAAGCGGCGCATCTCCGATCACAACCCGGACAAGTCCGGCTACGTCATGGCACTCGACCTCGACGAGGACGGCTGGCCGGCGCACAAGTTCGCCGACGAGCTGCTCGAGTACATGCGGACGAGCGGAGACAAGCGGATAAAGAACATCGTTTACGAGGGCCGCGTAGCGTCCGGCACCTACTCCAATCAGATGTGGGTCTGGCGCAGCGCGCCGAGCCTCGGGCACGCGCATCACATCCACATCAGTTTCGCCGAGCCGGCCAAGCACGACGGGCGCCCTTTCCCGCTGCCGATCCTCGACCTGCCCAAGGTCGGACTACGCAAGAGCGACAACAACCCGCCCACGTCCTCGAGTGCCCTGCAGGCGACCGTGACGCCTGCCAAGAAGATGCCGGCCAAGAAGGCAGCCAAGCCCAAGCCATGACCGAGATGTTTACGACAGTCATCGGCCTACTCGTGGCAGTCATCGGCCTAGTCGCCCTCGTAATACGGGGTCAGACGAGGGCTCAGCGCCCGAACGGTGGTAAATCACAGTACGACCTGCTCGTACGGATCGAGAGCCGCCTAGACCGGCTCGAGCGCAACCAGGACGAACACCTGCGCCACCACATGGAAGGACAGTGATGCTCGACAAGCTCAGCCCCGAGGCCCGTCATCTCATGCTCCTCCTCATCGGCGCCCTCATCGCCTGGGCAAGCACCGAATTGCCCACGCATCTCGACCCCCTGCCGGCCAGCCTGCTCGGCGCCTTCACGACCGTCGCCCTGGCATGGCTGACACCGCTGACAAAGCAATACGGGATCGGCGCCCCCGACACACCTGACAAGGTTGACAAGGTTGGGTAGTTTGATAAGGTAGGTCCTAGGTCGGTCACAAGGACCGGCCTAGGAAAGGGGAAACGCAATGTTCTTCATCTTCTACAAGCGGCTCACCAAGCGAGGCCACGTCCGCATGGACGTCCTCTCCTACCCGGACAAGTCGGCAATCGGTTTCGAGACCTACGCCGAGGCCGAGGAGGCCGGCGCCGAGTTCCTCAAGTCCGGCATCGACGGCTGCATTTGGGTCGAGGTCCGCAGAATCTACTAACCGGAAGGGCCCCCACACGGGGGCCCTTTCCTTATTGAGAGGAAGAAATGACCGACAAGAACACTTACTCAACACGGCAGGCCGCCGAGGTCCTCGACCTCAGCCAGTCCACCGTGCAACGCATGGCCGACGAGGGCCAGCTGCCGTCCTACCGGACCCCCGGAGGATTCAGGCGCCTCGACGCCGGCGCAGTCCAGGAGTACCGGCGAACGCGGATATCAAGCACTGTCACAGTCCTCGAGCCGGTCGGTGGTGACGCCGCATGATCGCCGAGGCCGCCATAGCCGCGGTCGTTCACTTGGCGCCGACCTGCAGTAACCCGGTCGTCAACGTCCTGCACTCGGCAGGATTCCGAGGTCGCGCACTGCGCTACGCCTACGGCATCGTGATGCGCGAGAGCAAGGGCCACGCCCGGGCGATATCACCGACGTCTGACTACGGCCTATTCCAGTGGAATCGAGCAGCATGGGCGCGGGCGACGTGGTGGGATCCGATCCGCCTGCTAGACCCGGCCTATAACGCTGCGGTCGCGTACAAGATCAGCCAAGGCGGTCGCACCTGGTATCCGTGGGATATCAACGGCCGCGGCTACCACCTCAAGCGCTACTCGTCGACCTCGACCTACCGGGTTTGGGTCCAATATGTGCAGGCGTACCCATGCTAGACGCGATCATGGGAGATCAGCCATGACAGATATTCAGCGATGGGACATGAATCATGTTCAAGGCGAGGTCTACATCGACAAGAATCCCGAGGGCAGTTGGGTCACGTTTGTTGACGCTGAGGCCGCTATCGCAGCAGCCCGAGAGGACGCCCTCGCTGCTGCCGTGCAGCGGGTAGAAGCGCTTGAATACGTCAGCACCATTGGCGTCACGCTGTCGTATCTTGTCCCGAAGGCGACGGTCATCGCCGTTATCAAAGGAGATCAGCCATGACTGATCATGCCAAGTACTCGTGGGAGTGCACCTTATGCGGCGCGAAAGGCATGGGCGGGGGCAGCAAGTTTGCCGTGCACTACCGCGTCCAGCACCAAGAGCCCAAACCGACCTACACGGGCTATCTGATCGAGGCCCGGGAGGAACGCGGGCTCACAGGCACGGCCGCCTACCAGTGGGCGCACTCGGCCTACGCCGAGTACGTGAGGAATCAGCAGTGAAGGCGCCGCAGCGACTACCGAGCCCTCGGGAGTTCGCGCTGCTCACATGGGACGCCCGCCTCGAGGTCATTGCCAAACTGCAATCCCTGAGGCTGGCCTACCTAAAGACAGAATCCGTAGAGCCGTCTACCACTAGACAAGACAATGTCTAGGCCTAGATATCTACCAATAGACAGAACCTGCACGGCACTAGACAGGTTGCCCTCATGGAAACCTGCACAGCACTAGACAGAACCCGTATACCGCTAGACACAACCGTGTCTAGCAATAGATATCTACCACTAGACAGCTACCTGTCTAGTGGTAGACAGGAAGGGGAAACGATGTATGAAATCAAGCCTGCCGAGGATCAGCCTGACCTCGTCATTGCCGAGCTGCTCGGCGTCATTAACAACATGGCAAACAGCGTCAAACGTCACGAGGACGCCTGTAAAGGCCTAGAGGCCATCATTAAGGAATACCAAGCGATGGTTCACGCACTCCGTGAGCAAGGGGGCAGACTCGTCAATCAGCGCGACCGGGCCCGCAGCGTCGCGGCAACCCTCGAGGCCGAATGCGCTCGGTGCTGGGGGCCAGTCCATGCCCAAGTCATAGAAGAGGTCCGGTTGGGTGCGTTCTACTCGGAAGGGTGGGACGACGATGGCGCGTGAGGATTACGTCGAGGTCTCAGAACGCATCCGCCAGTTCATCGAGCTCTACCCGACCGGCTCACTCCAGTCGGAATGGGACTACGTCATGCGCGACGGCGAACAGTGGCTCGTGGTCAAGGCCTACGCCTACAGGTTGCCCGAGGACGCACGACCTGGCATCGGTCACGCTTGGGAGCCCATCCCGGGACGCACGCCTTACACGAAGGGCTCGGAACTCATGAACGGCGAGACCAGCGCTTGGGGCAGATCCTTGGCAGCGATCGGGATCGCCGTTAACAAGGGCATCGCATCGGCTAACGAAGTCCGCTCGGCGCAAGGTCGAGCCGACGACCCGGTGCAGGCGAAGTCTGCCGAGATGGGCAGCTACCGCACACCCTCGGGAGGTCACCGGCAGGAAGGCGCGACACCGGCGACCCCGAAACAGGTCGGCCTGCTGCGCTCAACGATGTCGAAACAGCACATAAATGAAGCCGTCCTAGCGGACTACTGCAGTCAGTCGCTCGGTTTCGAGCTGCCAGTCGAGGGCCTCGGCGCGCTCAGCAAGGCTCAAGCCTCGGTCATCATTGACGCGCTGCTCAAGTCGGCGACCCAGCCGGCCTCGAGGTCGAGCGTGCCAATCG